TTACGTTTGAGTATAGTTTAATTAATTCTTTTATTTTAAGCTGCTTAAGCTCGGGCACTTCATATGTGCTAAACATGGTCTTTGGAGACTGTGGTATAAAGATTGACGGAGGTAAGAACAATGAGTAAGTGGATGTTACAACCAGTTCGACGTTGTTGTAAGGGCTCCTAGCTCGGGCGGGTCATGCCCGCTTTTTTTGTTTTTAAGGATGGAGATATTATGTCTAAAAAGATGCTTTTAAGAGAATATTATGAACTTTGCGAAGGCGGAGTTTGTCAAGATCTGCTTACCGAAGACGAAAAGGCTTTCGTCGCTAAAGGCGGCCTTATTTTGTCCGGTAGGTTTCAAACTGCTGGCGTAAAAAATGGTAATGGCAGGGTGTACAGTGAGGAAATTCTCAAACGGGAGATGGGCACCTATAGTAAATTAGTTCAAGAGCGAAGAGCATTGGGAGAACTAGACCATCCAGAGGATTCTGTGATCAATCTAAGGAATTGTTCCCATCTGGTAACCGCTGTTTGGTGGGATGGTAACGATGTTATGGGTAAAGTGGAAGTTTTAAACACCCCTTCTGGCAACATTCTCAAAGGTTTGGTAGAATCTGGAGTTAAGCTTGGTATTTCTTCTCGCGGCCTTGGTACGGTGACGGAAAATGGAGATATTTCGGAAGTCAACGATGATTTTCAACTCATTTGTTTTGATTTTGTCTCAGAACCATCCACTCCTGGCGCTTTCATGATGAAAGAGGCTAAGAACAATGAACCAAACATTTTTAACAAATCGGATAAAATTAATCGATTGGTAAACGATATATTAGGAAATTAAATGAAAAGATCAGAGCTTAAAAAACTTATTAAACCCATTGTAAAAGAGTGTATTCAGGAATCTCTCTTAGAAGATGGTGTTTTATCCAAGGTTATCTCAGAAGTTTTGAAAGGTGTGACAACCCAGGCTCCCATGGTGGAAGCCAAAGCTCCTGTCGCACCAACAAGAGATAGAAAAGAGGCGGCTAAAGCAGAAAGAGAGAAGTTGATGGAAACAAGGCGCCGAATGCTTGACGCTATTGGTAGTCAAGCATATAATGGAGTTGACCTCTTTGAGGGGACAACCCCGTTGAAAAGAGGTGGTCAACCCGGCGCATCTGCAGGCCCGACATCTCCACTTGCGGGAGTTGAGCCGAACGATCCCGGTGTCGATATTTCTTCTTTGATGGGAAATGCTGGAGTCTGGAAACAAATTGTAAACTCATAAGGTGAAGTAATGGCAAAAAAAGCTAATGTTACGGTGACGAGAAGAGAAAACGAATCAGTCGAGAGGATGCTAAGGCGATTCATGAAAAAGGTTAAGAAAGAAGGCATCATGGAACAACTTCGAGAGAAGGCGTATTACAAAAAACCTTCCGAGGTTAAAAGAAAGAAAAATATACGCAGAAAGCGTATTGCTCAAGATTTGCAAAGAGCAAAAGAAGAACAATTAAGTTTGAATGATTAAAAGAGGTGTATTATGGGACAAAATTCAAGTGTAGAATATAGAAAGGCAAGAACCCTACCAGGGATTGGCCATGTTGGGTCTTATCAAGTTTCGGGTAAGCCGTTTGTAACGGGCTCTACAGCTTTGGCAAATGGGGCTCAAGCTCAAATCAAATTTCCACAAGTTGCAAGATCTGTAACAGTTATTAATGACGCAGCTACTGATATTCGAATTTCATTCACGGATAAAGATCAGGGTAATACGCACACAGGCAAACACTATATCAATCTTACAGAAGCCAGAGATTCGATGACTATGAACATCAAATGCAAAGAAATTTTTATCTATGCTAATGGCGGCGTTGCGCAATTCACAGTTTTTGCTGAATTGACGCACATTCCAACTGGATCAATGTACGATTTGACAGGCTCTGGTATTACAGAGTAACGGAGCTAATTTTTTTAAATTTTAACACACATAGGTATTTAATGAATGGGTTGGTTTACACCGGGAAGAGGATCATATGCAGGAGGGGTCTCATTTGGTAGTGATGTCACTGACACGCACACCATCACCGGTGTTGTGGCAGGTGGTTCCCCATTTCTCATTTCTGGCAGTTGTGTTATAACTGGGTCTGTTGACGAAGCTACCACATTGGAAGTCCAGCGCGGACAAAGCACCAATGCACAATTTAGAATAACATACACAAGTGGGTCTGTTTACACGGACTTTAAAGTTGACTCAAATCATGATCTAACAATAAAGCCTACAAGCACAGGTCAAATTAAAATACAGCCAACAACAGATTCAACAGATTTTTTTCAAGTTTTGGATGCTGATGGCGGTACCCCGATCCTTAGCGTCGATTCTACTAATGAAAGGGTCGGCATTGGAACAGCTTCTCCCGCAGCCATGTTGGACGTTGCGGGACATATTTTCCCGAGCGCAGATGACAGTTATGATCTAGGCTCTGATAGCAAACGATTCCGCAATATTTACACCGGTGACCTTCATTTGAAAAATGATAAAGGAGATTGGACCATTGTCGAGGATAGGGACTATTTATGTTTAGTGAACAATCTTACTGGTAAGAGATATAAATTTGTACTTGAAGAGTTACCAGAGGAGGAATAATAAGTGGCTTTAGTAACAACAGAAGCATCTGGATCATCTGGTGCGTTAACAATATCTGGATCCCTCACCCTAACCCGAGGGGATGATGCTCCTGGCGAATTAAGACTTTTGGAAGATACCGACAATGGTAGCTATTATACTGGGTTTAAGGCAAGCAACCTAACAGCCAACGCAGTTTATACCATGCCGACAGCACTTCCCGGCTCAAACAAGATACTTCAATCCACTAGCGCAGGTGTGCTTACATGGGAAACAGCCGCCAGCGCGGTAGTTTCAGCTATCAATAACGCAACCGAAAATGAACTAGTCACAATCGGTTCGACAACGACAGAACTCGATGCAGAAGCTAACTTAACTTACGACGGCAATGATTTAACTGCAACTTCAGCAACTTCAGCGAAGCCCGTCTTTACCTTACAAAACACTAATGACGATGCAACTGGCCCCACACTTAAATTCAACGTCAATACCAGCGATTCTGCTGCAGCCGCCGATGTACTAGGCAATATTGACTTTGCTGGCGAAGATGCTGACGAGAATGCTCATACTTATGCTCGAATTTCAGGCTCTGTTGACGATCCCACATCAGGTGGAGAAGAGGGAAGAATCGGCTTCGCTGTAGCGGAATATGATGGCACCTTGACAGACGGATTGGTTATTAAGGGACTTGCCACAGATGGAAATATTACAGTTGATGTAACCACACATGATGGTTCTGCCGGCGGTTTGATGTTGGCTGGAGTCCTTGTAACTTCTACCGCAGCCGAACTCAATCTTTTGGATGGTGTTTCCGCTGGTGCAGTAACCAATAGCAAAGCAGTGATTTATTCCTCCGATGGAGACATTACGGTTGGTGACGATTTAATCCTAGACTCAGATGGTTGTATCCTTAGTTTTGGTGACGATGCAGATGTTACATTTACTCACTATCATGACAATGGCCTCTTGTTAAATGCCACCAGAAAAATTTACTTTGA